CCTTTGAACGGCAGAGGCATCAAGCTGTCGCGAATCGCACCGCCGGGGGCGTCCACATCTCGGAATTCACCGGGCTGGAGTGGATCATCATCGTCCCTGATCCGCAGACCACGGGCTTTGAAACCTGCGGGCAGGTTCGAGAGCGTACCGGCGTCGATCAACTGCCGTAATGCCGATGTTGCTGTACGGGACAGGCCGCCAATGGTGTGAATCAAGCCCAAGCCATAGAAACCAAAGCCCGGTAAGAACTTGTAATGCACAAAATATTGAATTTTCTTACGGAATTCGTCGTCTTCAGCGTAATTCCGACGGATAGCGAGGATTTCGCCCGTGTCATAGCTTAATGTAACGACGTATGGGATCTTGATACCCGTCAATTCGCCTTCGTCATCGACATCTTCATAGCCTTCGAGGTCCAAATCGACGTGACACTCCAACAAAGTTGCGTCGTAATCAATCTGAGAGGCGGTTACGCCATCAATCCGGTTGATTTCGTCGGTAACAGAGTCGCTCTGACCCTCGCCCGGAGTAACCGGAACGTCCAGATAGAAGCCTGAAACCTGCTGTTTCCGCAAATCGTTGAGCGACATCCGCACAACTTGCGTAATATTCGGGCAAGTTTCCAGATCGGAGGTTTCGTAAGGCACGACGAGGTTTTCTGCGGGGACAAATTTGCTCACCGCGCGGTTTAAGTTCTCGTCGAAATACACTTTCTTAAAGGTAGAACCCGCCAGTGGGAGGTAGAACAGCATCTGATCCATGTCTGGCGTGTAGTCTTCCATCACGTTGGTGATGTAATAATTCATAAACTGACGAACACGACGTGCCTGACCCTCTTTTTCCTTGGTCTTATCGCCCATAACGGTGGTGCGAACAGGCCCAGAAGCCGGCAATAATTCGTTAAACGCCTGTGCTTGGAACTGCGTCGCCGCTTCGGCCAGCAAAGGATGCGTTACACCGCTGGATCCGCGGAAAGGTTGCGTCCGCTCTTCGTAGTTAAAGCCCAGTAGTTCCAAACCGCTGGCATAAGCGTCTTCCCACTCCTGCCTTGACGCCTTATTGGAATCAAACTCTTCCAGAAGTTCTGAAGCAATCCGAGCCAGTTCACGATCCGGTAGCTCTTCCGCAAGGTTCGAGTAAAACCCGTCATCGCCCAGCATCTCATCTTGTGGCTCAAAATCGACTTCAACCCCGCCATCGTCTGTTGGCGAGATTTCGATCTCTCCGATATCCTCGCCCTGAATCATGGCAAGCACATTGTTCTGTGAATCGGGAAGCTCGATCTCAATCTCAGCTTGTAAGTCCTCAACATCAAGTTGAGAAGGGACGTTGTTCTTTTCAATAGCCATTCGTTGCTCCGGTCATATAAGGAACGTATTGCATAATACCATTGGACCGCGGTCCGCGAGTCATGTTCACTGCTTTATCCTTCAAAGATACCACGCCGCCGTCCGCAAACCGCTCATAAGGCGTCGTTTTTTCAATGCTCAAGTTGTCTGGATCAAAAACGACCATCATTTCTTTACCGCGTTGTTCAAATCGGTTGCCAATAATCCCCAAATCAATTAACGCTTTTGTTGCTTCCTCTTCGCCGCCGAGCTTTTGCTTTAACTTTCCATAGAACTGACTGCCCGTAGCTTTATCGTCAAGCTCTACAAGACGACGAAGGTCCTGAATTTTTGATGCTACAAAATCAGGCTGTTTGAATAAAGGCTTTGAAAAATCTAAAAAATGTTCTTTTTCGGCGTTAACCATAACGTCGTACACGAACCCCGCGCCTTTCCCAAGAGGCTCAATAACTGGTCGCCCGTCTTGGGTAGGGTTTAAATTGCGGACTAACGTAGAGCCGTCTTCAAAAAAGTACATGATTTTTCCGTTGTCCATATCGACAACTTTAGACTCTGCCCGACGATTTGCATCTTCTAGGACATCGCTTAACGCACGATCTGTGTCTTCTCTTAATTTTGGATCGTCAATAACGTCTGGATCGTATTTTTTAGGGTTAGCTCGCATATCCTCAATGTCCACCCCAAATGGAAAAGCTACGTCATAAGCAACATCTTCTTCTCCCGCAAAGTCCCTTTCTGCAAAACGACGAGCATAACCAACGGCAACTTCTTCGTCTCCGAGATAGGTTCCGGGGCCCGCAGTGCGTTCCCTAAGCAAAGTATAGTCACTTGTACTCTTAGGGTTTCTGGCAAAGAAATTAAACAAACGCCCTGATCCGTGTTTCATGGAAAAAGCGCCGAGCATGCCGGGTAACATTGCTGGGCCGAATGCGGTAGAAGCAATGCCCGCGCTGGTAGGAACAATGTCCGTAGCCGCACCAGCTAGTTGCTCGTCTGAAACAGGTAGTCCAGATAACTTGCGGTCAAAAGTCGATAAAGCACGGCTGGCCATGCCCATGATTCCGCCAGCAGGATCAAACTCGTAAGGCTCTTCGCTTGCCCCATACAACGGGTGCTGTACAGATTCGGCACGGCTCATTGGGGTAAAAATGGTGTCGTATACGCGGCCCGGTTGTTGCGTAACGTCTTGCTCAAATTGGGAGGGTTCCACGCCATACTCACCTTCGGGGCGCTCAAAATACCCTATGCCTCCTCCGTTTTCGTATGCCCGTACTGCGGAGTCCCCTTCGCCAATCATGCGGGGACCCGTGATATCAATAGAACGGGAAAATGCGCGCTCAAAAGTAAACGCGGGGGCCGCCTTTAGCAAAGTGTTAAAATCTTCTTCTGACATTTCCGCCGCTTTTTCTGGCGTAATAATCATGTTGTCGAATTCAGGCTGTGGTTCTTCACCGGTTAATGATCCGAGGACCGAGGAGATCAGGCCGGGAGCCTGCTTGTACGCGTCAAAAGATTCTTGGAGTTCTGCTCTATCGACATCCGATAAGTCTTGAAACTGATCGTCGGTCATGGACATCGCGCCTTTCAGTGCCAAAACCCTTGCATTTCCAAGGCCGAAAGGTCTTGTGACGTCGTATCCAGCTTCTTCCAGAAGTTTTTGTGCTTCTGCGGAGTTACCGTAACGTTTCATACGGAAATAATCCAAAGCGCGCAACGCCGCCTCTTCCTCTTTCTTTGGTAGCTTAACAAGAGGGTGCATCCCTTCATGAATCGGTACCTGAGAAAACGCCGCTTGATTACCGGCAACGTTAATGTCGCGAGAAATACCAAGACGTTCTGCCACTTCTGGAATCAAAGAGTTTCCTAAAACGCCTTTGCTACCTTGGGTATACAGATAGTTTGAATCCTCATAACCAAAGGGAACCTTGCCCGTATATACAGCTTCGTCAATTGCCCGTCGTTCCAAGATGTTGCTGGGGTCTTGTTCAAACTGCAAAAAGTTGTAGTAATCGATCATATCGTCAGTATTTTTATCGATCACGCTTCGTGCGGCTTCGGCGGCAAAAGGAGGAGCCGAGGGACCCAGTTGATAGTTTATCGCATCGGCGGTTTCTGCTAGACGGGCTTCGACGGCGGCGGGAAAGTCCGCTTCGGTACGCACCCGTTGCTGACCCAGCATTTGCTGTCTTAAATACTGCTGTAAGTTATCTTCGGCGTTTTGAACTGGATCGGCCATAAATGCGCTTTCCCGAGATGTCAATAGTATGCCGCAACTTTAACAGATTGATCGCTATCTTCCCAATCATCTGTAGGCAACTGAATGAAATTCCCCTGCCGGTAGCGCATCAACGCCTGCGTCATGGAATCCACAAGGTCGTCATGCTCGCCGTTTGGAAAGGCCGCAACCTCCTCAACAAGCTCTTCCGCCCAGACTTCGTCGGGGGCCCATACCATGCCGGCTTCAAACAAGGGTGAAACAGCATGTACGCGCGAGATCTTATCGTTGCCTTTAGAAGGGGTGAAGTTAACGACGGGGATCCCTGTCTGACGCATTTCGTGAGTCAACGGCATACCCGAAGCCTTGGCTTCCACGATGACGGTGTCGGGGTCCCAAAAATTATATTGTTCAAAAGCAATCGCCTTGAGTTCCGGAAAATCCCACCGCCCCTTCTTGGAGTCGAGCAAGATAATATTCGGCTGGGCTCCTTCGTTAGGATAGAACACACCCCACGTCGTAATCGCCGAATAGTCGGCCGTCTCGCGTTTTGAAAACGCCGTGTCATAACTCTGAATCACAAACTGCAACTGAGGAACCGTATCCTTCTCCCAAACGTTCCACCACTCGCGTTTGATAATCGCGTTCTCTTCGCCCGTCGGATTCTGTTGATACTGAGCATTCCACTTGCTTGGCGGAATAGATGCCCGGACCCTTGATAAATCATCTAAAGACCAATACTCAGGCCAGCAGGGTTCCTCATTCTCCTCGCCAGAATTAAAAATTGCAGGTAATTCAACAACTTCCCACTGGTCAGCAAGGGGATCCTTAGCCATCGCTTTCAATAACTGACCCGTCATATCCTTCTCTGACCACCGGGTTTGTACCAAAACAATGCTTCCACCCGGTTGCAAACGCTGACGGGGACCCCCTGTATACCAGTCCCAAGCATCATCAAACCCACTATTCGACATCGCCGTCTGCTCCGAATGCGGGTCATCAATAATAATCAAATCACCACCACGTCCCGCTAAGTTGGAACCAACACCCACGGCGTAGTACATCCCACCCTTATTCGTGTCCCAACGTCCTGACGCTTTGGAGTCAGCCGCTAACTGCACTTCAGGGAAAATCTCTTGATAATCATCGGACTCGATTAGGTTTTTGGTCTTACGGCCAAAATTGACTGCTAATTCTGTCGTGTGTGTCGCTTGAATGATCTTCTTGGACGGAGCACGGCCCATGAACCACGCAGGAAACAAATACGAAGCAAACTCTGATTTGGTATGACGGGGTGCCATGTTGATGATCAGACGCTTTAACTCGCCGTTAGCTACGCGTTCTAACTTTTCAGCAATGATTTTATGGTGCCGCCCTGCAATAAACTCGGGCCAAACGGTTTTAACAAACGCCAAAAAATTATTTTGGCACGTCTCTAACTTCTCTATCTGAGCAAGTCGCAAACGAAGTTTTAATTCTTTATCGGATAGCAGTTCTAAGTGCTCTGATTCCATGCCGGGGGACCCTAAATGTATGCGAATGTATGGGTAAATATAAGGTAGTAAGCGATCATATGGAATATCTGATGAATATTTGTGAAAAACATGGCCCTTGCCTCCGCCCCGGCGACCGCCGGCCGCGCGCCGCGAATCGCGGATTCTGGCTCGATCGATCGCGGATAGCCTCGATTGGGCGGGGAACCTTGCCGAAACCCGCGAACCGCTAGACGTTGTGGATAAGTCGCGGATCGCGGTGTGGATAACTTGAAATTTTATCCACAAGCTAAGTTATTGATTTTATGCGAGAATCGCAACCCCTGGCGCTGCTTGCAGCTGCACGTTTTATCCACAAAAAATCGCGATTCACGGCACGATAAAAACGCGTCGCCAGTCTTACCGATCCGCACTGGATTAAGTCACCGATCCGCCGGCCTCGATCCGCTCGACTGGATAGCGCGCCACGCTCCGCCGATCCGATCCCCTGCCACGCCGAAAACGAACCGATAACCAGTGGCCAGTTATCCGTGGCTCACGGCTCGCGGTACGTTTGGCAGGGAGCGCGGCCGACGGCGCGGGGCTTGATTTACTACCGGCGAAAAAAAGCCCGCACGATGGCGGGCTTGATTGGTTGAGACGGGTTAACCGGTCACGGGATCACAAAGCCGTTGAGTGACAATGTCAAAATACACCCGCTCAAATTCGCCGATCTCGATGACGTCGCGCCCGATAATCAACACTGGCTCCCAGTTGCGTTGAGCGAACCGGTAGTCGAACCCGTAGAAGTTGAGAACGCCGTTAAGCCGCTCCCGAGTGGTCACAGTGTTCCAACCTGCCAGAGTCAACGCGAGGGTATCAGTGTCGCCGGCTTTCCACGCGATAGCGTTACCGTGTAACCAAATAGTCTCACCATCGGTTGCGGTGTTGCCAAGTATGCGGGGTTGAAACCGCGCCCAAGATTGGACGATTTCTCGTGTAACTTTTCTCATTTTCTATTCCCTTTAAGTTGCCGGCCGTTATTGGCCAGTCGCCAGTATAAACAACGGTATGCGAGAAACGCAATAAAAAGGCCGGCGGGATCGCTCCGGCCGGCCTCGCATATTGCGGACTGGTTAACTAACGTCTATCGATAAAACGATGTCGCCGTCGTTGATCATTTCGCGCACCACATCGCGCACCGCCGCATCGAATGAACTGTCGCCGATGGCGTCCCCGATCCGCTCGTCTACATCGTCGCCGTCAATAAACGATGAACGATCAAAAGCATGCTCGATTTCTTTCTCGACTCGATCATCGACAATCGACTCGACGGCGTTTTGAAAATCGTTGCCGTTCAATACGTCATTCATCGCTTCATCAACCATCGACGTGAAGGCCGCCAGTATCTCAGGCTCAAGCAATGCGAACATGCCCGCCGTAATGTTCTGGTTTTTTTCAAGATACGAATTAGCACGGGTACGCTCCCGCTCGATCTCAATCTCAGCGACGTGAACTTTATTGCGGAGTTTCTCAATCTCAGCGCGTAAATCGTCCGGCGTAAACTCGGCGCGCTGTACTGGATCAAGTGAACCCAACTTATTCAATTCAGTTTTTAAATCAGTCATTTTTCTATTCCCTATGTTGCGGCCGGTAGTGGCCAGTCCTGATTATGCGATAAACGCAACCGATAGTGCAAATAAAAAAGGCCGGAGTAATTCCGGCCTATTGGTTAGCTATGGGTATAGCCGTCGGGTTCGATCCCGAGCCACATACCACACCATCGGATCATATAACTGGTGTCGAAAGTGGCGCGCATTGCACGTCGCCGAAACTCCAGAAACGATTGCGCTCCATCGGGATCGCGACAGAATACGCGGTGCAGTGATTCCAATTGCTGTCTGTTCATCTCACGCTCCTCTCGGATCATCGTCCGCTCGAATATATTCTTCTTTCAACCAGAAAGAATGGTGCGGGAATTCCTGCCGCATTTCCTGAACTGTTTCGAGCGCATCCTCTCGGTCACATAAACAAAACCGATCATCCTCAACGCCGTCGCAGTACAGCACCAGAACATGCCCTGTTAACCCCATCACATTTCCCCCCAACCGGCCGAGCGCAACCAAGTGTTATCGGCCTCGCTGTCGTCCATAATCCGGCGAACTCGATCCGAGTTCTCACAAGCTTCGCACCATACTGGACTGCCATCGATCCCCGTCGAGCCGCAACGGTATTCCACTTCGCGGTAGTCATAACCGCGCGGTACATACTTAACGACAATATTTTTGCACATCTCATTTTCTCCCGTAGTTATGAAATGAATTGACAATATCGCATAGCTATTTCTAGCGGTCAATAAAAAGGCCGGCGGGATCACTCCGGCCGGCCTGTATTAGTCGCGGTAATTAAGCGGCGACTTTGTCCAATAGTTTACCGGCGCGACGCTCAATTTCGATCCGGTTATCTTGGTGCGGAATATCACGAGCAATAGCAGTGATCGCTTGAGCCGCATCCCACACTGATTCCATAGGACGTCCCTCCTCTTTAACGTGGCGTTGCATCGCGGCCTTGGCCATGCGCTGAGACAGCCCCGCACGCTTGGTTAAGAAGTCGAGCCTATCGTCGTCAGTTTTGGCCACGTTAGCTGACTTAGCTTTCTGCACGCCTTCCACAAAAGTAGACGTCGCACCAGTCGCAAACGATTGCAGGGCAGGGCGCGCCTCAATGGCGAAACGATCCGGAGCGAACTTAGTGTGGCGAATCTTGATCTCATGGAAATTCTCAACGCCCCATAAGTTGCGATTCATACATACGCCACGCAGGTACATGGCCGCCACGCCGGCGGTCTTACTGCCGGTCTCTGAATTCCACGCATAAAACCCGCGGAACATAAGGTCAGGTTCGCCGTTAGCTAGCTTGCCGACTTCAATCGGATTCCGATCATCAACCAAGAAAACAAAGATATCCCGATCACTGGCGAACAGCGTCGTGGTGTCTTTGGTGACTGGCACTTCCGGATCATAGACGGCCATGCCGTTAGCCCCAGAACCAACCATCATCCCGGGTACTTTCCAACGCCCGCCGCTCGCATCAACCAAGTCTTTGATGGGCTTCAGGATCTCATGATCGTAAATGCGGCCGTAGTCCGCACCAGTCGCCGCACGCAATTCGCCGTGATCGCCCTGACTGTACACCTTAACCAAGTCCCGAGACCGGTTATGTTGCAAGCCCCACTGCAAGCAGTCCGCAACCATCGGGGCGGGCAGGTCTTTGAGATAACCGGCCGGCGCTCCCGCCAGTTGAGCTAACTGACCGAATGACCAGTTGGTTGGCATGTTCTCACCCTCGATCCCGTTTTCATCACGATACTCAATGAACACGTCACCCCTCGATGGATTGTCAGCATCAACAGTGCCGACGATATTCATCTTGTGAGTATCGACGATCCGAGACTTCATTTGACCGGCGTCGATCTTCTTGTGAGCCAACATGTCGTCGAGTGTAAGGAAGCGTTCATCTTCAGGGCGGTTGAACCAGTTAGATGAAACAGCAGAGTTGCCGATACCATGAGCAAAGGCGTTTGTTTGATAAGTTGCCATAACAAAATCTCCCGTAGTTATTGGCCGAGCAAAATTGCTCACTGGT